ACTGCTTCACCGACCGTGAGGATCTGGTCGTGCAAATGCTTGTGATGGACGGAGCAACCTTGGAAGAAGCCGGGCAAGAGCTTGGCGTCACCAAGGAGCGCATCAGGCAGATCTACATGAAGGCCATGCGAAAGGCCAGAACCCGGCAAAAATCAGTCACCGGGGCCCAGCTGTGGCACATGGACTGCGAGGTGACAACCTGGCGGCACTACAGCTGGGAGCAACAACAAAACAGACGGAGAACAAACACATGAGCAAGCTCAAGACAGCAACCATTCCTGACCACCACAAGGTGCAGGCAAAAATCATCCTGAACGAAGCTATCGACGAGCAGCCAGACACCGTGATCGTGCTGTGCTTCTGGAAGGACAAGGGCCAGTTCAAGATCAAGAGCTCCACCGCATCCGACCGGCTCATGGTCATTGGTGCGCTGGAGGAAGCCAAGAGTAAATTCATCCTGGACGGCTACGCATGAGCCTCTCGCATCACCAGGTTTTCATGCTCAAGCACTTCGCCATGGGCTGGAAGTTCAAGCTGGACAACAAGGTCAACGGCAGCTGGACAACGTACTGGTCGCTGCGCCGCCGTGGCTTGGTTGACGCTGGCAGCGTGGTCACCGCGCTCGGTCGCAAAGTGCTGGCCAAACAGCTGCAGCTGCAGGCCAAGCGCGAGGCCAGCAAATGAAGCGAGCATTCAAGCCATGGTACCCAAAGCACACAGGGCCACTCGAGCCCGACATGACCATCATCTTGATGGGACACGCACGCGAGCTGCTGACCACCTGGGAAGTCACCAAGGACAAGGCGCTGGTGGACAGGCACCTGGCGACCATGGACAAGCGCCATGGCAAGGGAGCCGAGGAGCGCGTCAGGCAGTACATGAGACAGGTGGCCAAGTATGAGCGCTGTGCCTGACAACATCGTGCCCTTCACGCTGCCCAAGAAGCCGCGCATCAAGGAGAAGGACGCGCCGCCAGACCAGAGGAAGGTCTGCATCATGCCCATCCGTGCGCTGACCGATGAGCGGCTCACCGATGGCTCTGTGCGCATCCTGGCGCTGGTGTGCAGCTACTGCAACCGGGCAGGCATCACCTGGGTCAGCCAGAAGCGCTTGGCCGAGGACATGAAGACCAGCCGCCAGAACATCACCAACCAGCTGGCCAAGCTGCGCGAGCATGGCTACGTCGAGATCATCCGCAAGGGCTTCAGAGGCGAGCGCTGCAACACCCTGCGCGTGGTGTTCGACTCCAGCATCACAGCAGAGGACGCCATCGCCATGACCAGCAACAAAGAGGACACCCGGCCACCAGCAATCCGTGAGGAGCAGGAGCGCCAGGCGTCAGAACAGATTGACCGTGAGGGTCAAGCCAAGATCGCCAGGCTCATCAGCCAGGCGCTCAAACAACCAACCAAACCGAAAGGGTATGCAATGCCAGCCAAAGGAGAAACCAGAGCCGTGCGCGAGGTCAAGGAGGCCATGCAAAAGGCACAGTCCAAACGCTCCAAGTCTGTGGACAAGCCAGTGGATAACCATCAGTCCATAGGACATCCACCAGTGTCCAATGGGACTGTCCCAGAAGTGTCCAATGAGAGCCTCCATAGGCAACCAATAGGACACTCTGGAGTTTCCCATAACTCCGAAGAACACTATAAGGAGAGTATTAAGTCTAAGAGTTATAAAGACTCTTTAAAGAATACAGTTATGGGAAACGAACAAATCGAAAAGTTGATCGACAACGGAATGACAATCGAACAGGTGCGCGAGGCCGAGGAGCTGATCGCTCCCCTGTTCGCAGCCGAGGGTCTGACACCCAGCAGCGCAGTGATGAGCCAGGCCATCCTGCAGATGCACAGGGATGCCCGATGAGCCGATGCACCGCCAAGGCATCTGGAAGGCTCAGGAAGGCCATGATCTTCACAGGTTGGAGCATGGGTAGCCACTCAGCCTTCCAAGCGCTTGTAGAGCCTTCTATCCGCTTTGTTCCAATCCCAGACGAACGTATGGGTTTTGGACAGCCAGGGTGTCAGGTGTGTGTGGAAGGCAGGGGGAGGTCCAGCGGTGTCCCCAAGGAGCCGACCTCGCCCTATATGCGCCAGCGCTACGCCCGCACGAACCGCGCCCGACGACAGGCGCGGGGAAAGGCACCCTTTGCCCCCCCACCCCACCGTAGCGCCTGCGGGGGTCTCCCCAAACTTTTCCCCACTTTTTCCAAAAAAATGTTTTTCCCCACATTTCGTGGACTTTGTAAACTCACCAATCGAAAGGATTGATTTATGGCTTATGAGATGAAACCCAGCAGCGGCTCGCTGTTCAAGAACGACCGCAAGGAGAAGGAGACCCACCCTGACCTGAAGGGCAAGGTGATGCTGCCCAACGGTGAGGTGCGGTGGGTGTCGGCCTGGAAGAAGAAGACGGCTGCGGGTGAGACCTGGCTGTCGCTGGCGCTGGGTGACCTGGTGCAGCAGGCTGGTGGCAGCAATTACGGCGGTGCCAAGCCATTGGACGCGCACAACACTGCCAAGGCCAATGCGTTTGTGTCTGACGACTCGGACATCCCGTTCTGATGGCCACCCGCAAACAGCCGACCCAGATCCCCAGCGTGCAGGGCTGGGGTGGGACGCGCTCGATTGAGCGGCGTCTGGAGCGCTCCGCGACCCTGGCTGGCAACCGGGAGGCGGTGAGCTATGCGCTGCTGTGCATGGCCAACACGAAGATCACGGACATCATGACCTGGGACGAGGACGGCAACGTGAAGGTCAAGCCATCGCACCAGATCCCAGAGCATGCGCTGACGGCGATCAAGAACATCAAGGTCAAGTCTGACCGGGATGGCAATTCGACGCTCGAGATCGAGCTGTACGACAAAGTGGGTGTGCTGCGGATCTTGGCCAAGGCCAGTGGTTTGCTGGACAACCCTGAAGAGTCGGACAAGCCGAGCGTGATCGGGATCAACGTGAAGGCCCCGCCCCGCTCCAACGTGGGCGACATTGTGGACATGGATGGGACGGACTCATGACAAGAGAAGACATCATCAGCCGAATGGCTGACGCAGGGCTAAAGACCCCGACCAGGGGTGACTTCATCTTCATCCATTGGGATCAGATCGCCATGCTGCTTGGCCATCAGCGCAACGCCGTGCTGGACGAGATCGCCGACAAGATCGCGCTCATGCCCTTTGGCGACACAGCCGCCAGTTTCGCTGTGTGGATCAAGGAGCAGAAAACATGAGCAAGACCAAAGAGCAAAGCCAGAAGACCCTGCCCTCATCGGGCATCAACCTGGACTTCAGCACCAGCCCGGTGGTCTATGACTTCTTCAAGTCCAACGCATTCGTGCAGGGCCTGATGGGGCCGGTGGGGTCTGGCAAGTCCTATGCGTGCGCGTCCAAGATTTTCAAGAAGGCGGTGGAGCAAAAGCCCTCCCCCATTGATGGCATCAAGTACAGTCGCTGGGCCATCGTGCGAAACAGCTACCCCATGCTGAAGACGACGACCATCAAGACCTGGCTGGACCTGTTCCCCGAGTCCACGTTCGGCCCGATGCTGTGGACGCCGCCCATCACGCACCACATCCGACTGCCTGCCCGCGAGGGCGCGGCTGGCATCGACTGCGAGGTAATCTTCTTGGCCCTTGACCAGCCCAAGGATGTGAGGAAGCTCTTGTCGCTCGAGCTGACCGGGGCCTGGGTCAATGAGGCCCGCGAGCTGCCCAAGGCGGTGATCGACGGCCTGACCCACCGGGTGGGCCGATACCCGACCAAAAGGGACGGTGGCGCGACCTGGCACGGCATCCTGATGGACACCAACCCCATGGACGATGACCACTGGTGGCACAAGATGGCCGAGAAGGAAAAGATGACCGGGCCGTATGCCTGGAAGTTCTGGAAGCAGCCGGGCGGCGTGGTGGCCGTGGACCCCGAGGAGCTGCCTGAAATGCCAGAGGCCAACGATCACATTTTCTCTGCTGGCAAGTGGTGGAAGATCAACCCCCAGGCCGAGAACCTATCGAATCTGCCGCCCGGCTACTACCCGCAGATGCTGCTGGGCAAGAGCTTGGACTGGATTCGCTGCTATGCCGGGGGCGAATACACCTATGTGCAGGAAGGCAGACCCGTCTGGCCCGAATATGACGACTCGACAATGTCTGGCGACACCGTGGTGGACCCGACCGTGCCGATTCAGGTGGGGCTGGACTTCGGCTTGACCCCTGCGGCGACCATTGGCCAGCGTTTGCCCAACGGCCAGTGGGTGATTCACAAGGAAATCGTCACGTTCGACATGGGTCTCGAGCGTTTTGGCCTGCAGCTGCTGGCCGATCTCAATGCGCTGTACCCGAATCACCAGGTTTTGCTGTGGGGCGACCCTGCTGGCCAAGCGCGGGACGCGATTTATGAGGTCACCTCGTTCGAGTTCCTGCGGACCCTGGGCCTGCGTGCGCAGCCGACTGCGTCCAACGACTTCAAAGTGCGCCGCGAGGCATCAGCCGCCCCGATGCAGCGCCTGATTCAGGGTAAACCCGGACTTATCGTCAACCGCGAGTGCAAGCTGCTGCGAAAAGCGCTGGGTGGTGGCTACCACTTCAAGCGGGTGGCGGTCGGCGCGGGCCAGGAGCGCTTCAGGGACGCGCCAAACAAGAACGAACACTCGCACC